CTTGGTGTCCTTGCCCTCGGCGATGAGGATCGACTCCATGCGCAGCTTGAGCTTCTGCGCCTCGGCCTCCTGCGTGCTCGTGGGCTTGATCATGCCGGCGATCCAGCGGATCTTCCACGCGCCGAAGCGCTGCACGATGAGCCGGTCGAACGTGTCCTGGTCGATGCGGGCGAGCAGCGGCACCATGCCCATCAGGTCCGAGTTGGTCCGGCCCATGATGTCGATGTTCGGCGCGTACCTGACCACCGGGCAGATCGAGGCACCGTGCTCGCGGGAGTCGATGAAGGACCAGTCCCGCACGTCCCAGCCGTCGCCCTTGCACTGCAGGAAGTAGACCCGCTCGGAGTCGAAGACCCGCACCGCCCAGCCGTCCTGAACGCCGAGCGCGGTCGAGGTCGGCGTGGCCAGCAGCGCAATCTCGGGCCACTCGTCGTCGTCGGGGTTGTAGAAGCAGGCCATGTCGGCCGCCGACGCGAGGTGGTACTTGCTCATCACCTCGCCGGACAGCGGATCCTTCGACTTCTCGGCCCAGATGAATGCCACCCCGTGCGCGCACGAGCCGCGGTAGAGCCGCGGCTGCTTGGCGTCCATGCCGTTGCGCTGCCAGGTGCGCCAGCCGGTCATGTTCTTCTCGCTGCCGGGCATCCGCATGCCGGTCAGTTCGGCGTTCTGCACCACCGAGGTGACCAGCAGGCCACCCCAGGCGTTCGGGCTCTTGCTCGCGAGCTCCTGGTACTCCGGCTCGGCGCCGCGCGGGATGTACAGGCTCTGGGTCTGCTCACCACGGTGCCAGGCGTCCCACTTCATCGCCTCCTCGCGCTGACGCAGGAACGAGGGCATGTACTCGCGGGCCAGCTCCCGAACTGCCTGCTGGGACATCCCCTTCGCCATGCCTCGGTCCTCGTCTCTCAGCGCCGGCCGTCCGTTTTGCGCCAGCATAGCCGTACAAAGGCCGACGTCCCCGACATGCGGTGACCATCCGCACGTCGAGGACGTCGCGACCCCAACACCGATCCCACCAGGAGAAGCAGGAAGTACGCGCATCGTAGCAACTCGGGACAAAAGTGGGAACGGGAATCGCCGGGGCGGCGGGCGAGGTTAACCCCCCGCCTTCGCCGTCGCTGACCGGGTCTCCTCGGAGGCCTTACAGCGCCTATACGCGTCCCGCGGCGCCCCGGCGCCCGTGTCTCGCCAGGGACTCGAACCCCGGACCGTCGGCTTAAGAGGCCGCCGCTCTACCAACTGAGCTAGCAAGACGCGAGATGGGTGGGCCCGGGTCATCGCTGCCGTGACGACCCGGGCCCGAAGGTGTCCCCCACCTTGAGAGGGAGAGTATCACCAGATTGCCCCGATATCTGCCTTCTTCTCCTCTTCGGCCTTGCGGTTCATCACGAGCCGGCGCAGCATCCGGGCGCCGACGGCCGCGACCGCGAGATCGATCTTGCGCTTCGAGGTCCGCGAGCCCTTGTGCAGCGAGGTGCCGTAGCCCTTCGGGTGGTCGTAGCCTCGAGCGTTCAGCAGATGCGTGACCAGCGACGGGTGGCCGTCGATGTGGAAGCTCGGCGCGAACTCCTCGACGTCGTTCTTCGTCTCCAGCTCGCCGATGAACCGCTCGGCGGCCTTGACGAACGACTGCTGGTGCTGCGGGTTGGTCATGTCCCACATCACCGAGTGCTGGTTGTCGCCGCTCTTGGTCGCCCAGGTCAGGTACTGCTCGTGGTAGCGCTGGTGCCAGCCGTCGATGTAGGAGTCCCAGTACCGCGTGTCGTCCTCGTCGTCGAGGGCGTGGCTGGGGTCGGCGAAGAACGCGACGACGTTGAAGCGCCGGTGCGCCTCGTCGACCCGGTGGTCGACCTCGCCCCGCGGGGCGAGCCATTTCTTGCCGCGCTCGCCCTTCGGCTGCTGCCACACCCCGACGACGAAGACGTAGCCGTCAGAGATCCGGCAGCCGACCAGCGCCGTGGAGTCGCGCGACTTCGAGCCGTCGAAGAAGAGCACGACGGGCTCGGTCGTGCCGACCGCCTCCCAGCCGATCCGGAGCTGGTCGATCTTCCCGCCGGTGGTCTTGCCCGGCTTGGCCTTGCGCAGTTCGGCGACGTAGGGGTCAACGGCCCGGCGCACCGCCTCCGGGTGGGCCCATGAGTCCTCGGCGGCCAAGACCTGGTTGTAGTAGAACCGCCGGCTCGTCGCGACGCTGTTCTCCTTGCCGGGCGCCGGCTTGAGGATCTTGTCGACGATGGCGTCGACCTCGAGCCACCACGCGTCGCCGCGCACCGCATCGACGATGGCCGTGACGTAGGCGCGAACCTCGGCCTCGGTCGGCTCGCGGAAGACCTTCTTGCCCGTGGTCTCGTCGTTGCCGGTCCAGACATCGGGCAGGTACATCAGCGCGTCCGGGGCGGCCTCGAGGCTGTCGTACATCGTCGTGACCTTCCAGCCCGACGCGACCTCCTCCTCCCAGGCCTCGCGCTCCTGCTGGGCGACCGACTCCTCGCCGGGGTTGTAGGCGTTCGTGATCGACAGCGTGCGCGCCGTGCCGCCCTTGGACTTCGTGACGTTGCGGTCGATGACCTCCGACATCTCGTGGCCCTCGTTGTTCGCGAGCCAGTGATGCGTCTCGTTCTTGATGACGAGGGTCGGCCGGCCACCCTCGAGTGCGCGCGGCGAGCTCGTGACGGCTTCGATGCGGGCCTTGCCGCCGTGGGCGTAAATGATCTCCTTGCCCAGGTCGATCCGGTGCTCCTCGATGGTGGCCTTCGTGAACAGGCCCGGGAAGAGCGTCATCGTGTTGCGGGTCTGGTCCTTCGAGACGGCCGCGATCTGGATCCATGCGCGCTGGTGGCGATGGCCGACCGGGTCGCCCTCGCGCAGCCCGAACGCCGGGTAGTCGTTGGCGGCCCAGCCCTTGAATCGGGACGGGCCGACCAGCTCGACCGCGGCGATGACGGCGGCCAGAGGATCCTTGCCCCAGCCCTTGAGCCTCTGGAGCACGATGTCGCGGAAGACGAACTTGCCGTGCTCGTCGACCGCGTACATCCACAGGATGAAGCGAAGCTGCTCCTGCGTGAACCGGAACTCGAGCGGCTGGCCCCACTCGTCGGTGTCGTCGAGGCTGTTGAGGTGCCCGGGCACGCCGAGCTCTGGGATGCCCTCGACCCAGGCCTGAATCTGCCAGCCGAGGGTCCGCTCGGGCAGGATGTACTTCTGGCTGTCGGCCATGCCCGGCGACCAGCCGGGGTTCATCGCCCAGGTCGGGCCGAAGCTGACCGGGGCTGGTGGAGTAGGAAGCTCACCGATGCCGAGGGCGGCGTGCTCCTCGACGAGGGCGGTCATGTCGCGTTCAGCACCCGGTTCGAGACCCACTGCGGGCCGGCGTTGTTGCCGCGCGCGATGCAGCGCTTGAGGACGTCCACGATCTCCTGCGCGCCGGCGAAGCCATCGCGCCACCCCGGCCACTCGAGGATCAGGTCGCCCTCGGTGAAGCGCACCCCCTCGAGCACCTGGGGCCGCGTCACGAGGATCGCCTCACGCGCCGACAGCCCGGACTGGGCGCGGAAGGTCTTCGCCTGGTGCTCGTTGCACAGCAGGATCGTCTTCACCACATCCCCCTCGCCCGCGTCTCGCGCGTGTCGAGCTGGTCGAGTGCCTGCCGGAGCAGCTCGTGGATCGCCGCGTCGTCGAGGCCGTCGTTGTTCTCGAGCTGGATCTCGTAGCCGTCATCGGGCGAGCCGACGAAGCGGATCGCGACGGCCGGCGCGACCGTCTCGGTCATCTCAGGCGCCATCGGGCACCACCTCGACGACGCGGCCGAAGCCGATGTCGTAGCCGTACCAGCGGGTCAGGTTCTCGGTGCCGCCCAGGTTGCTCAGGACGCCCCACTCCTCGGGCGTCATGTCCAGGTCGGTCGGCGCGGCCGGGACGATGGTCTCGAACTGGGTGCCCGTGAGCCGGACCGTGACGACGCGGTCCAGCGCCCCGACGAGCTCGACCTCGCGGCCGGCGTACATGCCGGTGAGGATCTTCATGGCTGGGGCTCCTCTTCCTCGGCGGGCGGCGGCACCTCGGGCAACGGCTCGACCTCGACCGGGATGGTGCCCGGCACGAGCTGGGTGA